TTTCTCCTATGCAGCGTCACTATAACTTGTATTTGATCCAGTTGCAACATCCGAATATGTATCATTCGATCCAGTTGAGACATTACTATAAGATGTATTTGAACCAGTGTCAACATCTCCATAAGCAAATATATCAACGGTTCCTATACTAGATGTTATTGATTGTCCTGTTAATCCTACTTGAATATCAACCAAAGAAATAGACCCTACGCTAGCACTAAAAGATTGACCCGTTAATCCTAGCCCTTCTTCTATTGTTAAAGATCCAACACTTGCTGTAGCGGATTGACCTGTTGGTTGAGCTACAGCTCCCCCTAATCCAATAATAGATCCTAAACTAAATGTCGCTGATACCCCTGATATTAATGCTGTATCATTTGGTACTGTAACCGTGCCTAAACTTGCAGTAAATGATTGACCTGTTAAATCTGCTTCTTGTGAAGAACTTCCAACTGCTGTCCCTTGAGCTGAAGTTATAGATAAACCAGATGGTAATACTGTTTCGTTTGGTGCTTTTGCTGTTCCAATACTAAGGGTTGCACTTACACCTGTCATACCAACAACCATATCTGCGACTGTTGGAGTTCCTAAAACTGCAGTGATTGCACTTGAAGATAAACCTTGTGTTTGATCTCTTGGAGTTATAGATCCAACAGAAAATGATGCTGACACACCTTCTGTTACTACAGGATTAAACGCTTCACCTTGCGAAGCTGTAAATGATTGACCTGCTAAAGTTAAAATTACATCTGGTATGTCAACTGAACCAATACTAGCTGTTATAGAAAGACCTGATGGTTGAGCAACAGCGTCTTTTAATTCACCCCACTCATCTTCACCCCAAGATTTTGCACCCCAACCTGTTTTTAAAGTTGTAGCTTCGTTCCAATTAGCCTGATCCCAGGTTAACCGGCCCCATCCTGAAGTCACCGACATGGTTGACCTCCTACGCTAATCTGATTATCGCGTTACTTGCGTCTGCTGTTGGAAACTCTATTTTAAAAGTTCCGTTACTTGCTGTTTTATCACCACCAAATGCAATTATACAAACAGCGTCTGTTGTGCTTGAACCACCGTTTGTTGTTGTGTTGTAAATCATCGCACCGTTTGCAGTGAAAGATGCAGATGAATAAGTTACATCTGAAAAATCTGTGAAAGCTGTTGTTGAAGATAAAGATACACCAGAGTTTGTTAAAGTTGCACCACCTGCTGTGTAAGCAGAACCAGATGTATTTGTAATTTCTTCTGATGTTGAATAGTCTGTAGTAGAAGCACCTAACGAAGCATCACTGTCAAATAATGCTAATTTAAAAGTGTGTCCACCTGAAGATTCAAAACTGTGTTTACCTTGTAAAAGCTCTTGTTTAAAGCTTGAACATATTG